ACTAAAAAACCCGATGTCAAATACGAACACATCGAGACCATGAGTCTTGATCAATTATTTGACATAGGAAATGAAGGTGGATCTGGTAAACTTGGATCCTTCATCTACAACCATAATAATGTGTTAGTTAGAAAGGTTAATCAATATTATTATGGTACAAAGGCGATGGTACAATGGATTGTGGAGTCAATTTTTAAATTTGTGGAATGGACGAAGACATCATATCAGTCTTTAAAGGCTTTCGTCAAATACACTGTCGAGAAGATGTTAGAGACTGACAACTTGACAATGATTATAGACTCCGCCGCTTTTACATTCACCAATCTATTGATGGCAGTGATGACTGGGGACCTTAACTTGATCAGGGTTTTCGTGTCATCTTGTTTGTCGGCATATTTACGATTTTCAAAGACCGGAGTAAAGTGGTTCGGCAGTAATGCTGTCGGGGATGCCGTATCAACGCTGATCACTAACCCAGGGTTCAATGGAATCGTAACAGCTCCTGTTGTATTGGTGGGTAGTAGGGTTTTTGCGAAAGAAACTAAGCTGAGATGTGCTTCAAAAATTAAAGATGAAGAAAAATCTTTGGCCTTAGTAGCAAATGAAGTGAGCACAAAATACTATTTTAATTGGTTCACACCAGAAGTTCTTAGGAGCCTGATTGGAATGTCCACAATAATACTGCTCATGTGCCCGAAGTTAGGTGTTTGTCTGATAATAACACTCATACTACTTAATGATTATGTCAAACATCTGAGGTCTGTATGTGTCAAAGCAAGTATATATCTCAGTTATGGATCCGTTTTGAAGAGGACCATACCGTCCGGGAGATATAAGAAACTGAAGGAGATTTTTAGCTCTAAATTTGACAAATCACTGTTCACCTCAAAGAATCGAGGTAATGACCATGCAGAAGGAGAAAGCGAGGGGGGCGAGGAGATTTGCCGAGTGGGTAGAACCGAAAAAGCGAGCGATGTTGAAGTCGAACTGGGTTATGACGGCGAAGAAGTGAACAAAAGACAGAAACATGTGAACTGGGGTTCTGAGGTGTCGTCGGCTAACGCATCAGATTTTGTAGATGGTCTACAATTCTCTATGCTCAAACCATGCGTCGACCGAACTCAGATAAATTGTGCCGTTCATTTCCCGATAAGTCATGCTTTATTGAGATATCCAATGACAGACTGCCATGACTTTATCCCAACAGGTGACTTGCTATTGGACTGCGTGAGTGAATATTATCACCTTGAAGCCAAAAAATTGCACGACGAGATGGGCAGGGTGAACAATGCTGTGAGAGTATATTTTGAACATCAATTAGAGACCAAATCTGTAAAAGATGCTATATGGGCTATGCGGAACTACTTCAATGATTCCTCCGTTTATATGAACATAAACAGTAAAGCCTGGTATAGATTGGCCAAGGGTGATAAAGGTCCGTCAACCATAGAAGCCATCTGTAAATATACGCTCGACAATGATTTGATTGATTTCAGTACCAATCATTTAAATGTAGTTGTGTGCAGTGATGAGATGATGGGTATGTTTTCAAATAAAAGATGTTTGGCCTTGGAATCGATTTTGAAAACATCTCAGGAGAAAATTAAAACCATGAGATCGAAAGATATTGTGTTTTACAATAAACCACCCGGTGCCGGTAAAACGACATCTATCGTGGCTGCAATGGCTGAAGACGTAAAGAACGGAATAGTCTCGGTCGCCTTGACTCACACGTCTAATGGAAAGAAGGAGATCATTAGCAAATTAAAAGCTAAAGGAGTTAGTGCCGCCCAGAAGATGGTGTATACTTATGATTCAGTTTTGATGAATGACACAGAATCAACCGTTGATAAAGTATACTGTGACGAGATATTTATGGTACACGCCGGGGAATGGTTGGCTGTGATGTCATTATACAAAACAAATTTTATCCGGTGTTATGGTGACAGAAATCAAATTCCATTCATAAACCGGGTTGCTCACACTGTATGCAGACACCACAAGGATATATATCTGACATTCAAGACAATTGATGATAATATATCATACAGATGCCCCGTTGACATCTGTTATCTATTGTCTACATTAACCGACGAGGCTGGCAATCTCTTGTATCCCAACGGTGTCTATCCCGCTGGAGACAACAGGAATGTGTTCAGATCTGTGGAAGTCGAAGGTATCACAGGTATACACGACATCACTTTCGATTCTCAGAGTAAATGCATTTCTTTTACAAGACCTGAAAGGGAAGAAATCGATGCTGCACTCCAAAGGTCTGGTGTCCAGGGGTTATCTGTGCAGACGGTTCACGAGGTCCAAGGAGGAACATTTCCCTCTGTGAATCTCCACAGACTTAGGAAATATGACAACCCACTGTATGAGAACATCAATCAATTTGTCGTCAGTATATCAAGACACACCGAGAGGATGAAATACAGAGTGATAACTGACAAGATGTTCGACAGAATCGGAGAAAGAATCAGTGCTCTATATAATGTCCAAGATTACATTATAAAGGAGCACATGTTTAAACAGCGTGTTTAGCATATATAATCTCCGCATTGACAGCCCCAGGTCAAAGTCTTGCTATAGTAGACCGTCAGCATCCCATTTTCAAGCTATAAATGATTTTATGAATCTGATTAATCCAAATATCGGGGCGTATGAGTACATTCATAGAACACTGATATTTGAATATCATGATTTTGATCTACCATATCTTGAGGATGTTGATGTAAAATTTGGTAAGTGGAAAGCCTATATGCCTGGTGAGTACATCGTTACAAATCTTCTAGGTAAAGGTGAGAGGGCTAGACCGAACACATGGAAACAAGCACTGATATCTCTGTCGAAAAGAAACTTTTCAGCTCCTAGGATTAATGAGAAATTGGATGTGTTAGCGACCGCTGAGAAGTTGTGTCAAGGTTTATTTCGGTGTTTCAACTTTTCAAAGTTAATGGAATTCTACGACCCAGTAGTACCCGACTTGAACAAACTCGGAGAATGGTTAGCATCTCGGGACGGATCAAAATATGGGAAATTGAAAAGAAGTTTCAATCACACATTATTGGTCGATCAATTCCAACCAATGAAATTCATGATTAAATCAGACATGAAACCAAAGATGGATATGTCAAGTTACTCAACTTATGATCCTCCTGCCAATATAGTCTACTATCAACATATCGTGAATCTCTTCTACTCTCCATTATTCTTGGAGATTTTTGATAGGATAACGTACTGCCTCAGTTCCAAAGTGATTTTATATTCTGGAATGAATTTAGAGACTTTGGCAGACCTGATAGCTGCAAACTTGACCATGCCTATCAACTGTTATAAAACCACTGAGATAGATTTCAGAATGTTCGATAAATCTCAGGGGGTCTTATTCAAAGTTTATGAGGAGATGGTGTACAAGACGTTTAAATTCAGTGAAGAAATGTACGACAACTTCAAATTCACTGAATATTTCACCAGGTACAAAGGAGATTGTGGTGTGTCCGGTGAATTGGGGGCTCAAAGAAGGACGGGATCACCAAACACATGGCTATCAAATACGCTCGTCACTCTAGGCATCCTGATGTCCGAGTACGATTTAGATGACATAGAACTGATACTAGTCAGTGGTGATGACTCGTTGATCTTCTCGAAACACGATCTCCCAAATGTCACAGCCGAGATCAACAGAGACTTTGGGTTTGAAGCAAAATTTTTAATGAATAGTGTTCCATATTTCTGCTCAAAATTCATATACTGCGACAACGGGCGAGTGAGGGTCACACCAGATGCTCAGAGAATGTTTGAAAAGTTATCAACACCAATCAGGAGAAGAGATTTCGAAGAGGGTACTATCTTGAAGGAGAGATATACATCCTACAAAGATTTGATGTACGATTATATGAGAGATACAACTTGTATACACGTAGATCAAATGTTGTCTATCAGGCATAACATCCCACCGATGAGTTCTTATGCTGCTCTTTGTTACATACATTGCATGTATGCAAACATGGTGGCTTTTAAAAAATTGTGGGATGAAAGATTCAGTGTGAATGTGTAAATAAGAAAGATATGTACAAATATCATAGTTAACGTATCTGTATCAATAAAGATGTGAGATGATTTGAATGGACTGTCATGATATATGTGTACCCTGCATATTGTGATAAAGAGACTCAAACTTACAATAAATCTCTATGTGGGTTTTACACGACTTTTGAGTGGATTGGGTTCATTCTAATTCTTCTTATTTTACTGTTTTTCATCTGTTATGTCGTCTCATCGTATACCTTGCGAGTGCGAAACTCTAGGTGGCGACGGGAGATTCCAATTGTGTAAAAATGTGATGATACTAACCAGAAAGATAATAAATGCAGCTAATAATTTAAAAACTGGTCAACCATTTAAAAATTTATGCTGCATTGAAACCTGTTCAAGACTGCTAACCACTAGTGAGGTTAAATATATTATTGACACTGATTTGTTAATAATAGGTTTGGAAGCAACGAAGGGGTATACCGAATCAAAATATTTAGTGGAGAATTGCTTCAAAATGGTTCATAAAACAGATGAGATACAGGAAGACCTGTTACTGTTACATGAATTCTTTTCAACTTACAATGAAATGGTGGAATATGACACATTCCTACCAACAAGAGGAATGAACACCATACCTTTTATGTTTCCAGAATCTAACATGATCTTTATCTTCCACAATGATATTCTATTGCTTTACGATAGAGATTATGATGATGATCTGAGAAGAGAAGGTGTCAATTATCTCAAGTCAGGAACAATAAAGATCAAGTCAGATCCGTTCAGATCTGATTTGTTCACGAGCTTAGACTGGCTCACATTTTCTTAATTAGTGATTAATTAGAAAATTATAATAAAATTAAAGAATAAGGCTGTTTCGGTAATAGTTACCAGCCTTGAGTCAATCACAGTAGTTCTCTATTAGAGTGATTTGTAAAATCTCAAAATTGACTAAAAAATATATTAGACCGTAGAATTACATTAATATGTGTTGTCTCTCAGAAGTCTCCACTAGGGAGCGCCTTGAGAGACTAGTTAATAGAATAACTAGGCCAGCTT